CCAGATGGATAATACTGTGCTTGGACCGTTTGGCCCGAAGAGTTTACATACTCACAACCAACGAAAACGCCAATAGCGCCAACGCCTGTTGTTCCTGAGATGCTGTTAGATGTCAGGTCTGAACCTGAACCAGTTGCGAGTGCGATGTAACCATCAGCCCCAATGATAACAACTTGCCCATAAAATAGGTTTGTTGCTTCTCCAGCGGGGTCAATGAGATACTGATTGGTCGCACCAGCATACGGCATTCCGTCTGCGCGGCGCACAGGTTTTAAGCCGTAGGGAGCTGCTGTAGTAGCCATTCTCTCATACTCCTAGAGTTTAAGTTGCGACAAGCTCCCCAAAAGGTTACTTGCCAAATGAAGTTCTCGTACTCCGCTCTGGATTTAAAACGGGCATACGAGGATCTGATTGTTTCAGATAAGAATTGTCCACAGCTTGCATCTGGCTTTGTGCCATTTCCAACTGCTTTTCAACCCTAGCCTCAACTTGTTCAGTGGCGTTTTGACAAAGCAATAAACCACCTACCTCAATGCCATCCTGAAATCGTGAGTCGATATCAGAAATAACTTGGAGGTTCGGATGCTCCTCTTTACGAACAGGTGTCCACCCTTCACGAAATCTGGAAGAAACATTCTTGTTATCCGTATTCCCCAAAGTAGAAGTGCGAATCCAGCGGTAGCTAATGCCAGCACGGGGTTCGGGGGTTGGTAACATAGTAGGTCTTTCCCATGACACTTTGCGCTTGACCGCATCGCGGTCACTGTTACTGCGTGAAGTTCTGTTACTCATTTGGATTGATCCTTTAATAACTGCGCCACATATTGCTCATTTGAGAGTCCAAGCCGCTTGGCGAGAGAGGCTTGTGTTGAGGTTAATCGCACTGTGCGTGGCTTCTTCGTCGTTCTTGACGGTGCGGCGACCACGGAGCCTGCCTGACGTTGGGGTGCTTCATCCTCAGTTTTCCCATCATCAAACTTATCTGGAAAGACCTTTTTCATGGCCTTGTCTATTTCATCATAGTAAGAATCGCTTCTTGGATCAATCCCTGATTGTACAAGCCGCTGATGTACACCATAAGCGTAGCCGGTCATCTCGGGATCTTTTTCAAACCAAGTGTTTCTTTTACCCCACTCCAAAGCTTTCTCATCAGGTTTGTTAGCCTGCGCAGTAGGCTGTGTATACTGCGGCGTGGGTTGGGGTGCAGGTCTAGGAGTGGGTCTGTAATTATTAACCCTATCCGCCTCTACCTTTAGCGCGGTTAGCTGTTCTTGCGCTGCTATAAGAGCATCGGGATCTCCAGATTCATACGCGGCTTTGTAAGCTGTTTTTGCCTTATCTAACTGGGCTTCGATACGCCCTTTAGCCTGCCCTATAAGCGTTTCTTCGCCCTGCTCAATAGTTTTTCTAAGCTTTTCATTCTCAGATTTAACCTGTTGCGCGTATCGAAGAGCTTCCTCTTGGAGTTGCAACGCTTCTTGTCTGGCGCGCTCTTCGTCACGATACTGCTTTGTAAGCTTATCAATACGCTTCTGTACACCTGCGGTGTACTCTTCTATCTCTGCATCAGAAGAATCCGCCGCTTCTTTTTCTGGTTTAGCGGGCTTTGCCTCTGTTTCAGTAGCCTCGTCAGAAACCTCTATTTCAAAAGATTCATCCACAACATCTTGTGTTGCAGGTGATTCGTTTTCAAGATCTTGTTCCGTAAGCTCTGCTTTATCTGCCAAATTATTCATACCCGTGTGTACCCCCGTGGATCTTCGACAACCGCCTCAACTGTGTCGTCGTTTATAAGCCTAAATTCTTTGCCGTGAATTTTAAACCTTGTTCCTGAATAAGATCTAAATATTACAAAGTCACCTTCTTTGCAGTAGGCTCCGTTTGGAAATCTGTCTTTATCAGAATACGCATCTGGCCCAGTTTTCATAACAAACCCTATAATAGACGCGGTTTCTTCAGCCTGACGCAATTGATCAGGCATATATACCCCGCCTTCGGTCTTCTCGTTTACTTCAACTGTGCTGATGAGAACTTTGTAGCCTTTAGGTTCTGGTAACTGAGTCGCTACTTTTTCTTCAGTTACTTTTTCGTCTTTATACATTTTATATACCTTGCAGTGATTAAGGTTCACAGAAACCTTGCGCGGACCACCCGCGAAGCCCCCAATTACGAAATAGAACAAACAGACTTAATCTGCAATAAATCTTTGCTCTAGTTCACTTAAATCGGCTTCAAGTAACTTTAAAGCCTCATATCTCCCGACAAGTCTACTATAAGCATCCATAGTTTGCGCTTGGCCGCTTGCCAAGAACTGTTCTATTTCTACCTTATAGTCGGTGATACTACGCTTAATTAGCGCAATAACTGTATCATCCATCCCCCTTACCTAACTCCTTTGCTAATTCAACTCCCAGTTTCGCCCCAGCCTGCTGATCCGCACGTTGGGAATTATCAAGATCGGTTGCAAGCTTAACTCCCAGCTTAGCCCCCTCTCTTTGATTGGTGGCTTTTATCTTCTCAGCTTCAAGCTGAAGTTTAGCCGTATCTAGTTGCATCTTATGCTGAAGCTCTTGCGCTTTTAACTGAAGCTCTTGCTGCTGCATCTGAACTACAGGGTCTTGCTGCTGCGCCTGTGCTTGCTGCTGCGCTACCTCTGCCTGATCTTTCTTCAAAAGTTTCTCTGCTGCATCTTTTGCGAGTCTGGAGATCTCTACCTCTACATCGTTCGGTAGCGGTTGATCCTCGTCTGGCATCTCCACGCCCAACATCTTTTCCATTTCCCTACGGTACTGGAACGCAACATGCTCAGTGATATGCGCAGCCATAGCCTGCTGAATTACTTGCGCAAACGGCGATTGTCCTACCATCTGCATTATTTTGGGATCTTGCGCTGCCGCCATATGAACCGCTAAGTGCGCTTCGTGATCCTGATATTTGAACGCCTTGACCGGCTCTTGTTTAAGAATCATCATATTCTCAGTAACAGGATCTGCGGGTTTTATATCTTCAGGCAGTTTAATTATGTCATCCGCGTCTTGGATGCCAAGAACCTCTAACATCTGTCTATGTAACTTACCCATATCGTATAGCTGTGGTGCCTGCTGCGCTAACTGTAACGCTGCCTGATACTGCATTATACGCTGTGCCATAGTGGCGGCGTTAGGATCAGACACAGGTATAACATCTATACGTTTGTCAAAATCGGCTTTTCTGCTGAAGTCTCCATCAACTTCGTAAACATACTCATCAGGCATGTAGTCATGCACGATCTTAGACAGAAGTCGTAACTCTTTTTTCATGGCAGCATGAAGGCGAGCCTGTACACCAGACATCACTTTCATCGACCGCTCCAAGAGGGCAAGAGTTGTGCCCACGGGTGCCTGTGCGTTCATATCTCCTACTTGGATGTCTGCGACTGAGCCAATTCGGCGTCCCTCTTCGACAATATTTCCAAGTAAAGAGTACAATACGCTTGATGGCTCTTTGTAAGGGATAAACGTAATCGAGTCACGTATGGCACCGCCCGGTACGTCCACATCCCTAAATTCACCCGGCATAAGAGGAGTGTCGTCCCCCTTAATACGCATACCGCGAGCTTTAAGCCCTGCTGGCAAATTCGACAGTGTACCAGCATCAACCCACTCGCGAAGGATAGAGGTAGCCGACTTAGCAAGGCCACCAATAAGATGAATAAGCCCCGTTCCATAAAACCCAAGGCCCGGAAGATAGCGGTAGTGAACAAAGTGTAGGCGCTTTTTCTTCTTAACGTCATCCTCGTACCAATTCTTGCGTATAGACAATATCTCGCGTGACGACTTATCTATAGTTATTACATAAGGTCTAGCTATCTCATCAGAATCATCAAACCCTTCGGGCATGTTAATTGTGACGTGCATTTCAAGAATTGTATAGCGGTCATCGTTCTCCATGACCGCGCTTTCGCCATCAAGCTCGTCGTATTTTTCTTGGATGTCAGAAAAATCTGGAGCAGGATCACGCAAATCTATATCCCGGTAGAACCCAGCTACTTGTAACTCAAGTATCTCGTTCTTGGTTTTCTTCATAACATGCGTGTACCGTGGGCAAGTCATAAGATCTGTGGCCCCATAGGACGCTACAAAATCCTCTGAAGGCACAAACACCGCACAGGGTCTATCCATAAGCGGATCGTAATAAACCTTTTTAAACGCAGACCCAGCGAGTGGGAGCTTAAATAACATTTGCTCCATCTCATCGCGGTATTCTGTCATCTCCTCAGTCAGGAGATAGTTCATTTCATTCTGCACACGTTCTGCTTGGTCAAACTTCTCTGGGGTTAGTTTACCCATAATTTTACTTTTTACAGGCCCCGCTGCGGGAAATAACTCCCCCATAGCCTGCGCTTGGAATCGTACAACAGCTTCAGTAAGCACAGGGTGAAACACCCCAGAAGCTCCAGCCCAAGGCTGCTGACGTTCCTCAATCTTCATGCCAAGTAGGTCTAAGCCCTTCACATAAGCTCTAGCCCAATCGGCACGAGACTCACGATCAGCTTCAAAATCAGACACTAGCTCGGATGCCATAGCCTCTAAATCAGCCTCGTCTATAAATTCGGCAAGATTAGAGTCGTGATCTTGGCCCAGCAGTTGCTCAGACAAGCCACCTTCAAAATCAATTATAACCCCACCATCCTCGGTCTCCATAGACACAGCTTCTGGGTTTATAACTTCGATAGTAAGTTCTTCTTCTGTAGGATCTGTCTCTATCTCTAAATCAGAAGGAACTAAAGGTTTTTCTACAGCCATGTGCGCTCCATAAGCGTTGCTTGTGGGTAACTTATCATTTTAATCCCCGGCGGTCTAGTGTCGAGGTGGGCAACTTGGGGGAAGCCACCACACCCCGACTAAGGCACTGGGAGGGGTGCCCCAATTATTCTTTAACTTAGACGGACTGTTGAAACAAATAATATATTCCTGTACTAACAAATCATGGATAACATGTTGATTTGGAACATCGTGCTAACTTTTGTGGTCCTACCTATAGGGTGGTGGGCCAATCAAATTGCATCTGAAGTCAAACGGCTCAACATATTGTTAAACATGACAAGAGAAAACTATGTAAAGCGAGAAGATCATTCTGGGGAACTTGGGAGAGTTGTCGATCATCTTGTAAGGCTAGAAGCCAAAATAGATAAACTTGCAGAAAAATAGGGGGAGATAGGCATGGGATATGTTCATCTGCGCCCTAACCGCTATATTAGCTAGTCAAAGCCCGACTATAGGTCTGCACCAGACCTGTGAGTACAGGTGCCCTAGAGAAGTTTCACAATTCTATCACCAGTATCCAGCCAAGGTCAGGGTTCCTTGGAAGCACTTTTGTCCACCGTATATTGTTGTTGGTAGGGGTAGGAAAACATGATTGACCCATTTACAGCGCTTGCCGCTGTGAAATCTGCGGTGTCAGCGGGCAAAGAACTCGTCAACGTCACCAAGCAGATTGGTGAGTTTTTCGACGGCGTGGATGAATTACGCGCTGCGCACGAGAAAAAGAAAAACAGTTTGTTTTCAGGTTCTGATGAAAATGCAATGGAGACGTTTGTGAACTTACAGCGGGCCAAAGACGCAGAGGAAGAGCTTCGT